ATCGTTTACGGTTAACCGAAATCTGTAAAGACATAGGTTCTGGAGTTGAAGTTAGTTTAGAAGATATGATATGGGCAGAGAAATTGGCTAAAGCAAACACTGCTGCTAGAGGCATGCTAAATACTGCAAGAAGAATTGCTACAGACCCTACAGATTCTTTTCTGAATGAGTTGAACATTGGAGACCCCGATTCAACTCATCATCGTAGGGGTTTCGTAGATCCACAAGATGTGGTAGACTGGTTCCACAATGAACGGTCTGACGACTGGAGACAAAGAGATTAAAACTTAAATTAATATCATGAATCATAATACAGTTGCTCTATTCCCTTCACCTGTTATTCAGGTGATAGTGGAAGAGGACACTAGTGAATTACTAGAATATAACAATCCTTATACTATCAGTAATCAACAGATAGATCAATATAAAACAAAAGGTTCAGATAAAAGAGTATTAGAAAATTATCCAAAAATTAAACGAATTTTATTAAATACATTTACTTCTGTTGCTGAAGAAATACTTGAATATAAGAAGAGAGATTATGCAATAACTACATCGTGGATTACTTTAAGCAATAAAGGAGAAGGATCCCAAATGCATAAACACAAGAATAGTTTTTGGAGTTGTGTGTATTATTATCAGGAAGAATACCCAGAAGGAACTGGTGGAATAGCATTTGATAATCCCAATACAGATTTATTTGATTTTTCTTTTCAGTCAACGGACATTGAGAATAATAATAGTATTAATTCTTTAACATGCACATTTCAACCAAGTCCTAAATTATTATTAGTATTTCCAAGTTATCTTGAACATCAAGTATTAACACATAATCTAGAAAAATCAAGAAATTCTCTTGCATTTAATGTTGTTCCTTTAGGTGGATGGGGAGATGGAGATTCTAGTTTTGATCACTCATGGGTTACTCCATCTTTAGGTGCTTGGAAAGGTATATAAATGAGTGAAGTAGTTCATGGTGTAAATATTATGATAGCTATACTTCTTGTAGGAGTATGTGTTACACTATACTGGATATTTAAGTACGATGATTGGAATCCTAACCCCGTTGTTTCTGGAGATAAACCCGAATGTATTCCAGAACACAATGACGAAGGCATTGAACCAATGGAAATTCGAACAGAATAAAACCCCTGCTGCTGACTCTATAAATAAAGCTTTAATAGACATCACAATATACAATGGGTACAATGACACCACCAAGCAGGAAGAGCTGCTACAATTTTCGTGTTACGAAGATCAAGAAGGTTCTGGATGGAGATACCATAGATGTGGTTATCGATTTGGGGTTCGACCTAGCGAAGACGGAGAGAGTGAGGATTGCTGGAGTAGACACACCAGAGAAGAGAACGAGGGACCTGGAGGAGAAGGCACTTGGATTAGATGCGACGAATTGGTTGAAGGAGAAACTAACTGAAACAATTAAAGGTGATGAAGAACTTACTATTAGAACAGAACTTAAGGGTGGCGTTGGGAAGTATGGTAGGCTTCTTGGTTGGCTCTATGTTGGCGACTCTGCTGTTTCGTTAAACCAACTGATGATTCAAGAAGGGTATGCTTGGCCATATGATGGTGGAGCAAAGAATAAAAATTTCCAAGAACTACGTAACATACGTAAAGCACATGGTACTATGTAATGGCATCTGATCAGATATATCTTGGTAACCCCCTGCTTAAGAAAGCAAACGTTGAACAGGAGTTTACCAAGAAACAAGTAGAAGAGTATATTAAATGTAAGGAAGATCCTATTTATTTTGTAAAAAATCATGTGAAGATTGTTTCACTTGATGAGGGTCTTGTACCATTCAAGATGTGGGATTTCCAAGAAGACATCATCACAAAGTTTCATAATAGTAGATTCAACATTGCAAAACTTCCCAGACAGACTGGTAAGAGCACCACTGTGGTCTCCTATCTTCTTCACTATGCTTTGTTTAATGATAGTGTCAATATTGGTATTCTTGCAAACAAGGCATCCACTGCAAGGGACTTGTTAGGTAGACTACAAACTGCTTACGAAAATTTACCGAAGTGGATACAACAGGGTGTTATATCTTGGAACAAAGGTAGCATGGAGTTGGAGAATGGATCAAAGATTCTCGCTGCATCTACTTCAGCATCTGCTGTCCGAGGTATGTCTTTCAATATCATCTTCCTCGATGAGTTTGCTTTCGTTCCTAATCATATTGCTGAATCGTTCTTTAGTTCGGTTTATCCTACTATTACTTCTGGTCAGTCCACTAAAGTCATAATCATATCTACTCCTTATGGTATGAACCACTTCTATAAGTTGTGGACTGATGCTGTCAATGGTCTGAATGGTTATGAATTCTCTGAAGTACACTGGTCTCAAGTACCAGGTAGGGATGAAAAGTGGAAACAAGAAACTATATCTAATACATCAGAAAGACAGTTTACCCAAGAATTTGAATGTGAATTCCTAGGATCTGTTGATACTCTTATCTCTGCTACAAAGTTAAGATGTTTAACATTTGAGGAACCCATTAGTAGAAGTAAAGGTCTTGATATATACGAGGAACCAAAGAAAGGATCAGAATATCTTTTAACAGTTGACGTTGCTAGAGGTATAGGTGGTGACTATTCTGCATTTATTGTATTTGATATATCAACTGTACCTTACAGCATAGTAGGAAAGTATAGGAATAATGAAATTAAACCTATGCTATTCCCTAATGTTATTAATGATGTGGCAAGAGCATATAATAATGCATGGGTATTATGTGAAGTAAATGATGTTGGTGATGGTGTAGCATCTATTCTTAATTATGATCTTGAGTATCCAAATGTTTTGATGTCTGCTATGAGAGGTAGAGCAGGACAGATTATAGGACAAGGATTCTCTGGATCCAAAACACAGTTGGGTGTTAAGATGAGTATTACTGTGAAGAAACAAGGGTGTGCTAATTTAAAACAAATTGTTGAAGATGATAAACTTCTGTTTAGAGATTATGAGATTCTTAATGAATTAACAACATTCATTCAAAAGAAACAATCATGGGAAGCAGATGAAGGATACCATGACGACCTTGTGATGTGTATGGTTATCTTTGCATGGTTGGTACAACAGGAATATTTCAAGGAGATGACAGACAATGATGTTCGTCAAAGAATATACGATGAGCAAAAAAATCAAATCGAACAAGACATGGCACCCTTTGGTTTTATAACAACTGGTTTAGAAGGTGATGAGGGATTTGTAGATGGTGACGGGAATCTCTGGGAGTATGGACAAACACAAGAAGACGTATCATACATGATGCCCTATTAGGGTGGAATAGTCAATTAGAATAAATAATTCTAGATTAATATTGGTAAACCTAGAGGAGTTAAAACATGGCAAGTCAAGTCTCGCCTGGAATCATTCTTAAGGAACGTGACCTATCAAATGCAGTTATTGTAGGTGCATCACAGATAACAGCGGCTACTGCATCAACCTTCCAAAAAGGTCCTATCGGACAGGTGGTTAATGTAGCATCGCAGAAAGAACTTCTTTCTATCTTTGGTGCCCCAGTCGAGGCTAATGCAGAAGATTGGTTCGTTGCTTCAGAATTCCTGAACTACGGTGGTAGATTAGCAGTTGTTAGGGCAGCAACTGGAGTAAATAGTGCATCTGCTGCTGGTGGTGCAGTTCTCGTTCAAAATGACGATGACTGGAATGCTGGTACTGGTAACGGCAACTTATATGTTGGACGTACTGCTGGTACATGGGCAAACGACCTTATGGTTGTAGTTGTTGACCGTGGTGCTGATCAGGTAGTTACATTTAGTGCTACACCTGCTGGTTTATCAGTTGGTGATACATTAACATTTACAGGTGGAGCAACAGGTATTGTTTATACATGGGATTCTGCTACAAAGAAAGCAGCAATCGTATTAGACGATCCTTCAACAAGACTTACTACTGCTAATACTCTAGATTCTCCTGACACTGGTGTTGTTGCAACAACCAGTAATTTAACAGGAGGAACAGGTTATGTAACAACTGCAGATGCTGCCACAACTGGTGGATCAGGAACTGGATTGACAGTTAATGCTACTGCTGGTACTGGTGCTGCATTAACAACAACCTTAACTGCTGGTGGTACTGGATACGTTACTGCTAATGGTGTTAACACCACAGGTGGAAACGGAACAGGATTAATTGTTAACGTAACATCTTCTGCTGGTGCTATTTCAACAGTTGCTATTGCTAACACTGGTGATGATCTTTATCAAGTTGGTGATGTAATAACAATTGCTGGTGGTGGTTCAGATGCTACCTTCACTATTGATACTGTTCAAGGTCAGATTACTGCTGTTGCAGTTACTGATGGTGGAACTGGGTATGTAGTTGGAGATAGTGTTACTATAACAGGTGGTGGTGGAGATTCTACTTTCCAAGTTGCTTCTGTTACAGATACAAATATTAGTCTTACTGAAGTTAAAGACTGGTATACAACTACCGAGATTGGTAATACTGGTTTATCTTTAGGTTCAATTGGTCCACGTCCTGGAACATCTCAATATGCTGCTGGTAAAGGAGTATCATATGATGAAGTTCACATTGCAGTTATTGACGTAACTGGAAACTTTAGTGGTGCTGCCAATACAGTTTTGGAAAGAATCCTCTATACTTCCAAGTTAACTGATGCAAAGAATACAGAAGGTGCTGCTAACTTCTTTAAAGATGTAGTTAACGCACAGTCTACTCATATCTTTGTTGGTACAAACCCTGCTGCTGTTACTAATCCTTCCAGTGCTGGTGCAGGTTCTGCTTGGTCAGTTGATTCTACAGGTCTAGCATCTGGAACCAAGTTCCAACTTGCTGGTAAATTAGAAACTAGTTTATCTGGTGGTTCTGATGATTATGCATATTCAACTGCTGAAATAGAAGGAGCATTTGATCAGTTTGCTGATACAGAAACTGTTGATGTTGACTTCCTCCTAATGGGTGGATCACTTGCAACTGAAGCAGACACCAAAACAAAAGCAGGAAAAGTAATTGCAATTGCATCTTCTCGTAAGGACTGTGTTGCATTTGTATCACCTCATAAATCTAATCAGGTTGGTACAGCAGGTATTCTTACTGCAACTCAACAAAAAGAAAATACCCTCAACTTCTTTAGTGGATTGACATCAACGTCATTCGCTGTATTTGATAGTGGGTACAAGTATTACTATGATCGTTTTAATGATAAGTATCGTTACATTCCAACTAACGGTGATATCGCTGGTCTTTGTGTAAGTACATCTTCCGTTCTGGATGATTGGTACTCACCTGCTGGTGTTAACCGTGGATCTCTACGTAATGCAATCAAACTTGCATACAACCCTAACAAGGCAGATAGAGACGAACTTTATCAATCAAGAATTAATCCAGTTGTTACATTCCCTGGTACAGGTGTAACACTATTCGGTGACAAGACTGCATTGTCTTCACCATCTGCTTTCGACAGGATTAATGTTCGCCGTCTCTTCCTTAATCTTGAGAAGAGAGTTGGTGATCTAGCAAAAGCAGTTCTATTTGAACAAAATGACTCGACTACCAGAGCATCATTCTCCAGTGCAGTAAACTCTTACTTATCTGAAGTCCAAGCTCGTCGTGGCGTTACTGATTTCCTTGTGGTATGTGATGAATCAAACAATACACCTGACGTAATTGATCGTAACGAATTCGTTGCTGAACTGTTCGTCAAACCTACTCGTTCAATTAACTTTATCACCGTTACTTTCACCGCAACCAAAACAGGTGTTGCATTCCAAGAAGTAGTTGGTAGATAATAATATAAAAGGTAATCAAAAATGACAACAAAACTAAACAATTTTCTTTCTAAAATTGGTGAAGGTGTTAAGCCTAATATGTTTGTGGTCGATGTTAGTTGGCCAACAGATCTAGAAAACAAACCAGAAGGAGATAATAGAGAGTTAGTAAACTTACTTTGTAAGTCTACTGCTCTTCCAGCATCAAACATTGGTGTAATCGAAGTTCCTTTTAGAGGAAGAACGGTTAAAATTGCTGGTGACAGAACATTCGATACATGGTCTGCAACATTCTTTAACGACAAAGACTTCAAGATTCGTTCCTACTTCGAGAAGTGGTTGGAGCAAATCAATACTCATGAGTCTAACAATGCTCCTCTATTTGTACCAACAAATAGTACTGCAGGATACATGGCAACTGTTAAAGTTAAGCAGATGCGTAAGGATGATAGAGAGTCAGGATCTATACTACGTCAGTATGATCTACTACATGCATTCCCAACTAGTGTTTCACAAATTGATCTTGCTTATGATAGTAATGATCAGATTGAAGAATTCTCTGTTGAATTCCAGTATTCATACTGGACTTCACCTGGTACACCAAGTTCAAACTTGAATGCAACAGTTGCTTCGAACGCAAATACTACCTCTATCACAACCTGATAAATAGTAGTATCGCAAACTATACATTAATGTTATGAGTCAACTGTTTGGATTTTTAATTAATAAAAAGGGGGAACCAAAAGGTCAATCACCTATTCCCCCTAATAGTGATGATTCTGTATCCACCGTAGCAGGTGGATATTTTGGTACATACGTTGACGTTGAAGGTGTATCTAAAAATGAGTATGAACTCATTAAAAGATATAGAGATATGTCACTTCATCCAGAAGTGGATACCGCAATAGATGAAATCATTAATGAGTTCGTTGTAAGTGATACTAACGAACCACCTGTAGAAGTAGAGTTATCCAAGTTAGAACTTGGAGCAAATATTAAAAAGAAAATTCGTGATGAGTTTGATAAAATCTTGAAGATGTTGAACTTTGATAAAGGTGCACATCAAATTATTAGGAATTGGTATGTGGATGGTAGGACATACTACCACAAAGTTATAGATTTAGAAAATCCTAAAGCAGGTATTCTTGAGTTACGCTACATAGATCCACTCAAGATTAGAAAAATTAGACAAAAGATTACAGACCCAGAGAAGGCAAGTAATCCTCATAAGATTAAAGGAACAGCATTAGAATACGATTGGGGTAATTACGTAGAATATTATCAGTATAAACCTAGAGGTTTTTCTGGTTCTATGAGTTTGCCTAATAATTCTGCTTCTGATTTTTCAACAGCAGAAGGAATTAAGATAGCAATGGACTCTATTGCTACCTCAAATTCTGGTGTAACAGAACTGAATAAGAAGTATACTTTAAGTTTCTTACATAAGGCGATTAAGTCACTTAATCAACTTCGAATGATTGAGGACAGCCTAGTTATCTACAGGCTTTCGAGGGCACCTGAACGCAGGATCTTCTACATCGATGTCGGCAATTTACCCAAGGTAAAAGCAGAACAATATCTACGTGACGTGATGGCACGTTATCGTAACAAGTTAGTTTATGATGCTAACACAGGTGAGATCAGAGATGATAAAAAGCATATGAGTATGCTCGAAGATTTCTGGTTACCTAGAAGAGAGGGTGGACGTGGAACAGAAATCTCAACACTCCCAGGTGGACAAAACCTAGGGGAACTTAAGGACGTTGAGTATTTCAGGAAAAAGTTATACAACTCACTCAACCTTCCTCCTAGTCGTCTAACTGATGACAACAAAGCTTTCAATCTTGGTAAGACTACTGAAATACTTCGTGATGAACTTAAGTTCACCAAGTTCATTGGTAGATTGCGTAAGAGATTTTCTGCACTCTTCCATGATATCTTAAGGACTCAATTAATACTCAAGGGTATCATTGCTCCTGAAGATTGGGATGAGATGGAAGGTGGTATTCAATACGACTTCCTCTTTGATAATCATTTCAATGAATTAAAGCAGCAAGAGTTGCAACTTGCTAGAGTTAATCTAGTTACTCAAATGGATCCATTTGTAGGTAAGTATTTCTCTACAGAGTATCTACGTCGTGAAGTATTACAACAGACTGACAAGGAATACAAAGAAATTGAGAAACAGATTAGACAAGATATTGATAGTGGTATGGCATTGAACCCTGTTGATGTTACTAGTTTTGATATGATGGATCGTCAGAACGATGCCTTTGCTCCAGAGATAGCAGCACAGTCTCAAGAAGACCAAGCTGCTATTGATCAAGCACAAGCAGATGATGATCACAACAAAGAAATGCAAAAGATAAAAGCAGCACCAAAGCCTAAAGCTGCGTCATCGACTAAATAATTCTTACACTTGTATAAATTATGGATAAACCATTAGATTCTGAAGTGGTCGATATTGTTGACCTCCTTGCCGATAAGAAGAGAGCAGAAGCTCTGGATAAGATAAGTGATTATCTTTATTCTAA